ATAGATACATAGTTCTTAATTTTTACGCGATGACTTCTTTTTCGACTTTTCTTCTTCCCCATCCTCCTGCTCCGCTTCTTCCCAGAGCACTTCCGCTTCTGCGAGTGCCTCGTGCTTGTCCGACAAGTTCCGCAATCTCTTATCTCGTAGTGACATAGGATTAAAATTACCGGCTGATATAAGATAGCCGGTTCGTATTCCATGGACACTTGGGCAAGGCCATAGGATACGAGCGGACTATCCTATTTATGCCCAAGTTTTAACTATTATACCATACAAAAATAAAACTATATACCGGGGTTGTGCGTTTTAACTGGTGGTTCGTCTTCCGGTGGCTGTAAACGAGATATACTTCTGAAACCTTGCTCAATATATTTTTGCGCAAGACGTTGCGCCGCCAAAACATATACGTCCTTACTGTCATCTGACAGTACGACCTTTAAAAGTTCCTGCTTAACAAGTTCAACCAATTGGGTGTCGCGTGAGAAATGATAAAGCTTATCCATACTATGCCGCTACTGGTTCACGATTTAAAGTTATCTCTGTTTGTTCGGATGGCTGATTTCCGCGCGGTGCTGGAAGTGTTGCAAGCATAGAAAAGTCCGAGGGATTAAGTCCTGAAAACTCCATAATGTCATTGAACGCCTTTGCCAATGAGGGGTTTTGCATTGCCACTTGGAACGCTTGCGGGTTAGAAAGAATAAACTGGAACACTGAAAGAAGTTTGTCTGAAATAGCCGCAAGTTCCTTTTGCTTGCCAGCAATGTTGATACCCATGCGGACATTGATCCCCCGAAACTCATCCTTAAGTATCTTGAGTATCTTCTTATTGCCACCACGAGAGAACGACTCAAGAAACTCCTGCTTGAGTGCTTCTTTGTCGCCCGGCTCGCGCCCAGCAACAATGGCCTCAAGTATCTCACGATTAGTATGATTTTCCGCAAGCTGATCCGAAACCCAAGTAAGTTCCTCTGATGTGAGTGTTGCGAGAAACTCTTTGCCACCGAGTATCTCTTTCACCATCTTGGGGATGATGAAATCACGATAAATGCGCTCGATAAACTTCGCACGCTGACCGCGCCGGCGTTCATGCAACCCACGGCCTTGAGAAACCGTACGCTCTTGGCCTCGAAATGTAGTCCCAGAACTGGCCTCTTTACCAAGAACCGGATCAAAAGCCGATCCGATCAGTTGTGCATGTTGGAACCAGTTTTCAATACTGTTGGAGAAAAGCTGAATCTGGTTGACCCCAACTGTCGGCACTTGGCGTATTTGTTTACCCTCCTCCGTTGTCGTTACCTCCAAGTTCTCCATATCCTGAACCGCGTTTCGGTTCGTGTAATTCTGATCATCAGTTTGAAGCACTACCTTAGACCCCGCCTCAAGTAAGCGCATCTTGTGTATCTCACCAAAGTTCGTCCATATTTGTGGATGGATAAGACCTTCTCCACCCCCACGCCCAACCCCCCGACCATGTACTTTTTGAGAAGTATGGAACCGCAACGATAAATCTTGTTCCTTCTTTCGGTACAACGCTACGCCATGTTTTTTGTTATTTTTATCGGTGCAAAATGCTCGAATCTGTACTTGACCATAATAATCATGCATGTTGTCGTTATCCAACAACCAGTGCTCGGGCATATCACCTTTGACAATGTAGACCTCAATGTTTTTGCCGGTAACGTTGTTCTTCTTTTGACCCTGCATACCTTCCGGGTCTTTTTTTGCCTCTGCAAGTATTATCAACTCGTCAAGCGAGATAGTTGCACCATTAGCTGGTTCGCCCCAACCAGCTTTTTTCATTTTCCGAAGACCACTCGGTGAGAAGTTATGCTTAAACCCAATAGGGCCACCAAGGATGTTTGTCTGATCGCAAAACGCAATAGTCTGGAGCGGAACAACCTCGGGTACTGATTGCGTCGGTTGCACCAAGACCCCGCCAAAATCAACATCACTCTCGGTAATCTCATCCAAAAGCGTATCCACATTATTCTCTTTCACGAAGACTTCGTCATGATATTTTTTTATGAGAAATGAAAGCGCCCTACCTGCTTTATTCTCGATGAAGAAAACAATATCTTTAACCTCGATGTCCTCCATCCAGTACGCCAAATTAAGCACTGGCTCCATGATATTTTTAAATGCACGGAGGTAGTCATTCTCCCCCTTAAAAAACTTACTGTTTTTTAAATGAAAAATAAGCTGAACATGATCACTCATGTTCCAATTCCAGTTATCACCAACGCGCACCTCCTCGGTGTCGTACCGGCTCTCTTCTGAACGTATCCAACTATAAATATCCTCTTGCATTATATGCCTCTGAATGTGCGGTTAAATTGTGCAACATTCCCATCAATGAGGATCGCCCACGCAATATGCTTGGCAAGATTTTTTTCAATAGATTTATCACCATAAACCACCTTGACTACGACATTTGAATTGATCTTCGGAAATGCGTTTTTCCATAACGGATTCAAGTTTCCCAAATCATCAGTATCTGCCAACGAAAGGTCTGCCAACGCTTCTTCGATAGTTTTTCCTTTTCCTGAATACTTAATCACAACGGATGCGTTTAGATCTTTGTTGTGAGCTCGAAACCTTGCCGAAATACTATACTCTTTCTCAACATCATCAGAAGATTCGTCCAGCTTTTCTTTAATTTCTTTTTTTATCATACCAATATGCTTAAAAGATTTTTAATACCTATTTCTTTGGTCAACCCATGCGCATGAAACGCCCTGTGAATAAGCGGTGGCGCGATTATACGCTCTATCATTTTATCGCCGCCAGAAAGAGAGATAACCGCACGATACCGCGTCTTTGGAACCTGCAAAGATAAAAGAGCTTCTTCGGGATCACTCCCGGTAGCAGTAATATCTTTGCCGCCTACATTTATTTTAGCAGTATAGGTCATAAAATCTCAGCGGCTCGCGGATATCCGTTCACTTTCGGAAGCGAGTCGTATCGATCTATCGAACGCTCGACACTTCCGGCACGCACCGCCCCATGTATGCGCTCAAATTGCTCCGCAATAGAGCGTTTGGCGTTTTCACAAGAAGGGCAAAAATCAGCATCCGCCTCTTTGCTCTTATACTTATTTTGACATTTGATACAGGTATGCGTTTGCATAGATTTATTATACCACATCGTCTTTTTTTTCCTCAGACATATAATTCTCAATCTTATATTTCTTAAACTTCTCCTGATCGGTCTGATACGCGATCATCAACTCATGCACCTTGCGCCACTCATAATACTGCGCGTATGACTTAAACCCGAGACCTTTAAGGAAATGCTTCCTATCTCTTGCTTTGCCGGCACACTCGAAACAGTTACCCATCTTCTCTAGCTCACTATGCCCTTTTCTACACGACATCATCTCATACATTTTCTTTCGGATGACATGGTATGAATTGGAGTCTTTTAACCAATCCGGCAAACCAACAAGTCGGAGATTAAAACGTGGTTTATGATCAATTTTCATAAAGCGATATTCTGCTTCTGCTTACGTTCTTTTTTAGCAACATGCTTACAAGTATCCCACCCCTCGCGGCAACATTCAGGTATCATTACCTGCATTTGGATGTCGTCTTTTATTGAAATAAGCGGACGCTCGTCATTCATACTGCGATGTTAGTCTTCCTGTTGCCGTTAGACACTTGGCGCCGTACAGCTGTTGACGGGGATTTGGCAACCTGTATCTGATATGCCGCACTGTCGGCCACATCGTCATGTGCGCCTCGTGGGAACACCAATAGTTCTTCCTCCAAATTATCGCACATATTCTCAATATGGTAAATCTTCCCTACTTGATAGCGCGGTTGCAATCCCCGGATACGCACCTCTTTCATTGTCTGATTATGCTTGAGCGAAACCACCCGGGGAAACGAACCGCGCAAAAGCATCTCATCTTTCATGAACGGTTCGACAACATAAGAAAACGCACCCTCCTCTAACCCAATAACCTCAAAGCCCTCATCGTGAAGTTTAAACACCAAGTCAATCACTCCTTTACTATTCAGGCGTAAGCGTTGCGCTGCGAAGTGCCAGTCGTTCGCCTCATTGACGTAATTGCGTGTCACACCAACATAGTCAGAGCCCTCAGTATTTTTTAGATTCGGGTCAATCGTTGCAAACTTGCGTACCCGTTGTTTCTGAACGTACTCAATCGAGCAACGCTTAAACCAACGCTTGTGAAACTCTCTACTGTCATCGTCAACAGGATTCTGTTGATAAAGTGCCGAAAACTCATACCCACCCAATGACTTTTTAATATCCTCAAGCTCAGTAAGTGAATACCGGCCGGGCCACAGTGCCTCTCCTTCCTTGCGGTACAATTCATCACTGACCGCTATCGCCTTGAGCGTCAGGCGCACCCACTTAGCGTGTCCTAATCCATTCTCCAAGTAATCGAAATAATCTACCCATTCTTCTTTTGTTTCTTCACCCTCGGTAATACGGCCGATGATGTCATCGTCATGCCAGCGAGTATGAAGCACCACCATCGCGCCATTAGGGGTAAGGCGTGTACGAGCCACTGAACGCAACCACTTGAACCGTGCCTCCCTCACCACAAGTGAATCGGCCTCTGCACGGTCTTTAAAAGGATCATCTACGATAAAAAAGTCAGCACCCTTACCTGTGGTAGATCCACCCACACCAACGGCGTTGTAGGCCCCACCACCGGTGGTATTCCATTTACCCTTAGCATCAGAGTCCGGGGCCAGCTCAGTCTTGAATACGTTCTGATATTTTTGAGACTTGATGATGTTTCGCGTCTCGCGACCGTGGTCGATCGCCAACTCACCGGAATACGACGAAACAATCACATCGCGTTTATCATTCTTGCCCACCACGTACGCAGGGAACAGTTGCGACACATGCACGCTCTTGGAGTGTCGCGGTGGCATCTCGATAATCACAAAACGTATCTCACCCTTCTCTACCCGCTCTAGTAGGTCACACAGCAACTCGGTATGCCACGCAGATATATAATCCTCGTAAGCATACTCAGCAAAATACTTAAAGCGTCGGCGCGCCAGTTCCCTTCTGGCTAGTTCAGCTTTTGCTTCCTTGCTCGTCGGCAAGCTCTGCGAGTTCGTCATCGGTCAGGTTAGTTATAGAATTTATAGGTCTACCGGCAGTTGTGTGATCAATAAACTGCTTGGGCATTCCATCAACGTAGTTCCAAATCATGCGCATAGCTGATATATCGCCCTCCTTAACTGCTTTAGCATATGCCTTTTGCACAAAAATCTCTTTATAAGTTTTCTTTTCTCCCTGTGGCGAACCATCAAGAAACTCGTTCATTATGTCACTTAACGAAGCACCTTTTTTGGGGCGACCATTAGGATTCCCTGATTGTCCGGGTTTAAATGACGTTCTATTTGGTTTTCTTGGCATACCTGATTATTGCCTGTATTATACCACCAATTCTGCTTTCTGTCCCGT